CAGGTATGTCACCTGACGAGGAATTACCATTCTAATAAACTAAAACACAATCATGTATGGTATCTTGTATGGTACCATGCATGATTAATTTATGTCATATATGGCTATTAAAAAAAATGATTTCAGCTCAGTAAAGAAAAAATTCTCTACTTCAGCTAAGTACAAACCACAAAGATTTTTTGACTTAGGTCCTGATTTCTTGGATGCTGTTGGACTTCCAGGTCCAGCAATTGGACACTTGAATATGTTCTTGGGTCACTCAGACGTTGGCAAGACAACAGCGGCTGTCAAGTCGGCCGTTGCGGCACAGAAAATGGGATTATTACCTGTCTTTATAATTACCGAACAAAAATGGAGTTTTGAACACGCAAAACTTATGGGTTTCGATTGCGATGAAATTATTGATGAAGAAACTGGTGAGTCAGATTGGGACGGATTTTATATATTCAATAACAACTTCAACTATATTGAACAGATTACCGATTACATTAATGAGTTATTAGACGCTCAAGAAAAAGGTGAATTAGATTATAGTTTATGTTTTATTTGGGATTCGGTCGGTTCGGTTCCCTGTAAAATGACCTATGAAGGAAAAGGAGGTAAAATGCAAAATGCTGGTGTCCTTGCTGATAAAATTGGTATGGGTATTAATCAGCGTATTTCGGGTAGTAGAAAGGCAACTTCAAAACATGAAAACACTTTAATTATAATTAACCAGCCTTGGGTGTCTTTACCTGATAATCCATTTGGACAACCTAAAATTAAGTCTAAGGGTGGTGAGTCGATTTGGTTAAATTCATCATTAGTATTTTTATTCGGTAATCAAAAAGAAGCGGGTACTAATAAAATTACAGCAACTAAAGATAAGCGTAGTGTTAAATTCGCGATTCGAACTAAAGTGTCTGTTTTAAAAAATCATATTAACGGTTTAGGATATGAGGATGGTAAGATTATTGTTACACCACACGGATTTTTGGCAGGTAAAGATGCTACAGAGGAAAAGATTTCCATTGAAAAATACAAAACAGAACATGCCGAGTATTGGAAAGAAATTATCGGTACTGATGGTGATTTTGATTTGAAGGAAGAAAAAGAAAGTAATTAATATGTTTTTAGGACATACCGATATACATATATATATGGAAAAATATATTCGATTATGTCCAAATTGTAATGGTGATATCAATTACAAATTTAAAGAAGCGAAGACAAGGGCCGATAAAAAAAATTCTTTATGTCAGAGTTGTTGTAGGGTGGGAGATAAAAACCCATTCTACAACAAAAAACATAGTAAAGAGTCGATGTTGAAAATGGTTGAAACATCAAAAAAAAGTGATAATAGATTGAAATATTACGAAAAGGTCAAGTCTGAAGAATATCGAAAATATTTAAGTGAAAAATTTAAGAAAAATCCGACAATGAAAGGTAATTCATACTACAAAGTGTGGGTTAAAAAATATGGTAAAAAAATTGCTGATAATATGAATCGGGAATGTTCTTTAAAAAAATCACATAAGGGTGAAAAAAATTATTGGTTCGGTAAAACACCCCCATTTGGTTCGGGAAATGGTTGGTCAGGTTGGTATAATGGTTGGTATTTCAGGAGTCTATTAGAATTGTCCTATATGGTTAATATTATTGAGAAATACAATATTGATTGGGTATCAGGCGAAAAAAATGAATATAAAATTGAGTATTATCACAATAATAAAAAGAAAAATTATAACCCTGATTTTATTTTAAATGGTAAATATATGATAGAGTGTAAACCGAAAAAAATGTGGAACACTAAATTAGTTAGTATTAAAAAAGATGCTGCTGAAAAATTTTGTAAAGAAAATAATTTAATTTATAAAATGAGATATGTTAAGTTATTAACTGATGATGAAATCTTATCGTTCTATCGTAGTGGGAAAATAGTTTGGATTGAAAGATATCGAATTAAATTTGAAAACAGAATTTTGAAAATTCATCAAAACAAAACATCAATCAACAGTGTTGATTATTAGTAATGTAAAAATAAGTGAAAAAAAAAGTTGAACAACAATAAATAATAAACAAGTGGTAAAAACTTTAGTAGTTGATGGTGACAACTTATTTAAAATCGGATTTCATGGGGTTAGAGATTTCTACCATGAAGGAAAACATATTGGAGGTATTTTCCACTTTGTTAATGTTCTTCGTAGATTCCTATCGGAATATAATTACGACAAGGTAATAGTTTTTTGGGACGGGAAAAACAACTCGTCCCAAAGAAAATTATTGTTTCCTGAATATAAGGAAAACCGTCGTTTAACAATGAACGAAGAAAAGAAAGAATCTTATTATGGACAGAAAGAAAGATTGAAACAGTATCTTGAAGAAATGTTCATTAGACAAATTGGTATTGATGACCATGAATGTGATGACTTAGTTGCTTATTACACACAAATAAGTCAAGATGAAAGAATAACAATACTTTCTTCAGATAAGGACCTTACACAACTTATCACATCAAAAGTACATATCTACTCACCCATTGCTAAACAATGGATTACAGACAAACACAAGGTTAAATTAGGTAAGATTGAAGTACCAATATCAAATGTAAAATTAGTTAAAATTTTATTAGGTGATAAATCGGATAACATTGAAGGTATATATAACTTTGGTGAAGTTAAGTTATTGAAATATTTTCCCGAGATAGTTGAACGTGAATTAAATGTTAACTACATTTGTACAAGAACACAAGAACTTTTAGAAGAGAATGATACAATCAAACCACTCAAGAATTTATTATCAGGTACCACAAAGTCAGGTACCTACGGAAAGGAATACTACGATATTCGTGAAAAAATCGTTAGTTTGTCAAACCCTTTAATGACCGAAGACGCTAAAAGACAAGTAGAACTTTATTATTCAGAGGATATGGACCCCGAAGGTAGGGGATATAAGAATCTGATGAGAATGATGATTGAAGATGGACTCTTTAAGTATCTACCAAAACAAGATGATGCTTGGGTGGAATTCCTACAACCAATTATGAAATTAACAAGAAAAGAAAAAAAAAGATACAATAACAATAATTAATTATGAAAGAAACACAAGATTTAACAAAGATGGAGTTTTTGATTAAACTCAATGACAACATCGTAGTTCAAAGATTTTTCAATGTTAGAGATTACAATGAAACAGCTAAAAACAGTATGGAGTTGTATGATTACATTAAAAAAATTGATGAGTATTTAAAAAACTATTTAACAGACAAAAGTTTGGACTACATGACTGAAAACGCGGAATTGATTATGAATGACCCATCTGTCATGGAAACATCAAAAACCGATGGACCTGAATGGTTTCACATTTATGTGAAGATGGGTGAACAGACAATTTGTCATAGGGGGTTTGACGCCAAAGTATACCCACCAAAGGCTAGATACACCGTAGACATACGACCAGAAATAAAAAATGTTTTGAAGTCGTTGACTGACATTTTTTCAGGTGAAAATTTTTATACAGAATATATGAATTATCAACTCGCTTGATAGTATTTATCAACACAAGTAAAAATAAAAACAGATATGTCAAGTGAGAAAAATTTCGGATATTTAGGAAACACATTTCAAATTCAACTAATTAATCAACTTATTCTAAACAAAGATTTCGCACGTGCGATTGTTGATGTGTTGGATTCAAAATATTTCGATAATCAATACTTTAAAATCATTACACAAATGATTAAAGAGTATTATATCAAATATGAGAGTGTTCCTACGTTTGAAACATTAGACCAATTGACTCGTTCTGAAATTAGTTCAGATAGTGCAAGAAAAATAGTTCTTGACACACTAATACAAATTCGTGATGTAAGTTTTGAAGGACACCAATTTGTAATTGAAAAGGCACTTAAATTCTGTAAACAACAAGAGCTTCAAAAGGTTATGACCAAAGCTCAGAAGATTATTGATAAAGGTGATTTTGAAAGTTACGACCAATTAGAAGAGATGGTTAATAAAGCTCTTCAGGTTGGTGAGATTGAAGATGGTGAACATGATGTATTCACAAATTTGGACCAAGTGTTAGATGAGGATTATAGACACCCAATTCCAATGGGAATACCTGGTATTGACAACTTACTTAAAGGTGGATTGGCAAAAGGTGAATTGGGTGTGATATTAGCTCCAACAGGTGTTGGAAAAAGTTTACCTAATTCAGAACCATTATTAACACCTAATGGGTGGGTTAAAATGGGGGATATTAAAATTGGTGATAAAATAATTGGTAGTGATGGGAATGAACAATATGTTATTGGTGTGTATCCACAAGGTGTTAGGCCAATCTATAAAGTTGAATTTACCGATAATACTTTTGTAAATTGTGATGAGGAACATCTTTGGAGTGTAAACACTTTAAATATGAGAACGTCTAAAACAAGAGTTAAAGGTGAAGTTGTTTATAAACCAAATTATGGATATAAAGTGATTAAAACATCTGACATGATGAATGATATTAAGAAAAGGGGTAGACATAATTATAGATTACCTGTAGTTAGTCCTGTTAATTTTAATGAAAAAGATGTATTAATTAATCCTTATTTACTTGGTTTATTGTTGGGTGATGGTAGTATCTGTGATAGTGGTGTTAGAATTTCAACAAAAGATGATGAATTGTTTGATAACATATCATATCTTAATGAACATTCATCGTACAATGAATACAATAGGACCGAAACAAAAAGTATTAAATCAATAAATTTAAAGGCTGGTATAAAACAACGTCTTAATGAATATGGATTGTTAAACAAAAAATCAAACAATAAGTTCATACCAAAAGAATATTTATACAATTCTGCTGAGAATAGAGTGTCATTATTACAAGGTCTAATGGACACTGATGGATATGTTAATAAAAATGGTACCGTACAATTTACAACAGTATCTGAAAAACTATGTGACAATGTTAGAGAGTTGGTACTATCATTAGGTGGTACCGCAAAAATTAATACTAAAGTGCCGACTTATACTTACGATGGGGAGAAAAAAGAAGGTCAATTGGCTTATACAATAACAATGTCGTTCGCTAACAATATTGTACCATTTAAATTATTACGTAAAGTATCTAAGTTTTATAAAAGGGAAAAATATGTTGAACAAAAGTATGTAAAGTCAATAACATATTCACATAATGAAGATGCTACGTGTATTAAAGTATCTAATCCTGACGAATTATTCGTTACCAGGGATTACGTATTGACACATAATACAACTGTACTAACAAAAATTTGTAACCACGCATTTAATTTAGGTTACAACGTTCTTCAAATATTCTTTGAAGACAACCCAAAAATTATTCAAAGAAAACACTTTACACTTTGGACAGGAATCGCTCCTGATGAACTTTCATTCCACAAAGATGTTGTTATGGAAAAAGTTAGAGATATTAAAGAGAATGTAACAAACAAATTGATTCTAAAAAAATACGCTTCTGATACCTTAACAATGAATCAAATCAAAAATCAAATTAGAAAGATGATTGCTGAAGGAACTAAAATTGATATGATTAGTTTAGATTATATTGACTGTGTTGTTCCTGACAAGAACTTGGGGGATGAATGGAAAAGTGAAGGTTCTGTAATGAGAGGATTTGAAGCAATGTGCCATGAATTGGATGTGGCAGGATGGACCGCAACACAAGGTAACCGAAGTTCAATATCTTCAGATGTTGTTACCACGGACCAAATGGGGGGTTCAATTAAAAAGGCACAAGTGGGACACGTTATCATAACAGTTGCAAAGAGTTTACAACAAAAAGAAATGAAACTCGCAACAATAGCTATTACCAAATCAAGAATTGGACGAGATGGTGTCGTGTTTGAAAATTGTAAATTTGACAATGAACTCATGGAAATTGATACTGAAAGTTCGGTAACTTTTTTGGGTCTTGAAGAACAAAAAGAAGAACGAAATAGGAACAGAGTCAATGAACTATTGGCGAAAAGAAAACAACAACAACCAATCAATTAAAATTTAAAAAAAAGAAAAATAAAAAATGGACGCATCACAAAAGATATTGTCAGACCTCACGGTGTATATGAAATACGCTAAATTTTTACCTGATGTAAACAGGAGAGAAACGTGGGAAGAGTTAGTTACTAGAAACATGAACATGCACATCAAAAAGTACCCACAATTGGCTGGCGAAATTTTGGATGTATATAAGTATGTTTATGATAAAAAAGTTTTACCATCAATGCGCTCAATGCAATTCGGAGGTAAACCAATTGAAATTTCGCCAAATAGAATTTACAATTGTGCTTATTTACCAATCGACCATTTAGACGCATTTGCTGAAAGCATGTTCTTATTGTTAGGTGGTACAGGTGTTGGGTACTCAGTACAAAAACACCATGTTGAAAAACTACCTGAAATTAGAAAACCAAATCCAAATAGAACAAGAAGATTTTTAGTTGGAGATTCAATTGAAGGTTGGGCGGATGCAATCAAAGTATTAATGAAATCTTACTTTGGTGAAAATTTGTCAACACCTGAATTTGATTTTTCAGATATTAGACCAAAAGGCGCACAACTTGTAACATCAGGTGGTAAAGCACCAGGACCACAACCTTTAAAAGATTGTCTTCACAAATTAAAAGGTATGTTGGACGCAAAGGAAGATGGTCAAAGACTTTCACCAATTGAAGTTCATGACATGGTATGTCACATTGCTGACGCAGTTCTTGCAGGTGGTATTCGTAGAGCGGCTTTGATTTCATTGTTCTCTGCTGATGACCAAGAGATGATTTCTTGTAAGTCAGGAGCATGGTGGGAAACAAATCCACAAAGAGGAAGAGCAAACAATTCGGCTGCTTTGGTTAGACATAAAATCACAAAAGAATTCTTCATGGATTTATGGAAACGTGTTGAAGCATCAGGAGCTGGTGAACCTGGCATTTACTTTACAAACGACAAAGATTGGGGAACTAATCCATGTTGTGAAATAGCATTAAGACCAAACCAATTTTGTAACTTATGTGAGGTAAATGTTTCTGACATTGAATCACAAGATGATTTAAATAACCGTGTTAAAGCAGCGGCTTTCATCGGAACGCTTCAAGCAGGTTACACTGATTTCCATTACTTAAGAGATGTATGGAAACGAACAACCGAAAAAGACGCGTTAATTGGTGTATCAATGACAGGTATTGGTTCGGGTGTTGTGTTGGGTTATAACATGAAAGAATCTGCTAAAATTGTTAAAGAAGAAAACGCAAGAGTTGCTGACTTGATTGGTATTAACAAATCAGCTCGTACAACAACTGTTAAACCAGCGGGTACAACATCGTTGACATTGGGAACATCTTCAGGTATTCACGCATGGCACAACGATTATTATATCCGTAGAATTCGTGTAGGTAAGAACGAATCTATTTACCAATACTTGGCAATTAATCACCCTGAGTTGATTGAGGATGAATATTTCAGACCACATGATACTGCGGTTATTTCAGTTCCACAAAAAGCACCTGAAGGGGCAATTTTAAGAACTGAATCACCTTTTCAATTGTTGGACCGAGTTAAAAAAATTACACAAGAGTGGGTAAAACCTGGTCACAGAACTGGTTCAAACAGTCATAACGTATCAGCAACAATCAGTTTAAAACCTGAAGATTGGGAACTAGCTGGTGAGTGGATGTGGAATAACAGGGATTTTTACAATGGGTTGTCAGTATTACCCTACAACGGGGGTACTTACATCCAAGCACCTTTTGAAGATTGTACCAAAGAAGAATACGAAAGATTATTTGATAAATTACAGTCAATCGACTTAACAAAAGTAATTGAATTAAGTGATGAAACTGATTTGAGTGGTGAATTGGCTTGTTCTGGTGGGGCTTGTGAAATTAAATAAGAAAAATATAAAAACAACTATTGAAGGGGAGAGTGAAGAACTTTCCCCTTCTTATTTTTATATTGAAGATGGAAAACATGTATTCACAAAAGAATTTCATTTAAGTCGGGGCACCTGTTGCGGTAATAAATGTCGGCACTGTCCTTTTTTTCCTGCTTACAAAAAAGGGAATACAACTATATTTATAGACAATGGCTAATGGTGTAACTTATGGTATTAATTTTCCTTTTAATGATTCATTAAAGGGGGATTACCTTTCTTTGTCGCAAAATCCCGACCAAGAAATAAGAAGTAACTTAATTCATTTAATTTTAACTCGAAAAGGTAGTAGGTATTATTTACCTGATTTTGGTACTAAAATTTATGAATTTATTTTTGAACCGTTAGATGGTGTAACGTTTGAATCTATTAAAGATGATATTAGGGATAATGTTAGTAAGTACATTCCTAATTTAATTATTAATGACATAGTAATTTTACCTTATGATGAATACGAATCAACAGGTACTTTAAACACTGAAAATTTAGGTAATGGTGTTTATAGGGTCGCTGGTAGAAATACTTCGGAATATACCGCTAAAATGAGAATTGATTACACAATAAGTGATAATGCTTTTCAATCAAAAGATTTCATAATTATAAATATTTAACATAAATGGCTGAGAAAAGAATATCCTATACCGTCCGAGATTTTGCCGCTATAAGACAAGAACTTATTGATTATACTAGAAAGTATTATCCTGACCTAATTGACAATTTTAATGACGCATCAATTTTTTCAGTTTTAATGGATTTAAACGCTGCGGTAACAGACAATTTACATTATCATATTGATAGAAGTATTCAAGAAACTGTTCTTGAATTTGCTAAAGAAAGAAGTTCAATATATAATATTGCCAGAACTTATGGTTTAAAAATACCGGGTAACAGACCGTCAATTTCCGTTTGTGACGTTAGTATTAATGTACCCGTATTGGGTGATAGACCAAATCCTGATTATATGGGCGTTTTAAAAGCTGGTTCCCAATTTGTGGGTGCGGGTCAAACATTTGAAAATATTAACGATATTAATTTTTCATCGGCATTTAGTTCATCCGGTGAACCAAACCAAAAGGTAATTCCAATATTGGACGGTTCAAACAATGTACAAAGTTATAATATTGTAAAAAGAGAGGTTTTGGTAAATGGTATCACCAAAGTCTTCAAAAAAGTAATAACACAGGCTGACGCAACACCATTTTTAAGTTTATATTTACCTGAAAGAAATGTAATTAATGTGTTATCAATAATTCAAAAAGATGGTATAACATATAATAATGTTCCTACATACCAAGAATTTTTAAGTCCTACAGGTAAATGGTATGAAGTACCGTCGTTAGCCGAGGACACGGTTTTTATTCCTGACCCTACAAAAACAACGGACCAGTCGAATATAAAGGTTGGTAAATATATACGTACAAACAACAAGTTTATCACTGAATTCACACCTGAAAATTTTATGAAATTAACTTTTGGGGGTGGTAATACATCTGCGGATGACCAATTGGCGTCATTTGCACAAAATGGTGTAACTTTAAGGATTAATGACTATCAAAACAATTTAAGTTTGGGTTATATACCAACACCGAATACAACATTATTCATTCAATACCGTGTTGGTGGTGGACTTGAAAGTAATGTTGGGGTTAACGTAATCAATACAGTTGGAAATGTATTGTTTGACGTAAATGGCTCATCAGCTGAAATTGCAAATGCTGTTAGAAACTCAATACAATGTACAAACGTAACTGCTGCGATTGGAGGTTCTAATCCACCATCAATTGAAGAAGTTAGAAATTATGTAACATTTAATTTTAGTTCACAAAACAGAGCGGTTACCATTGGTGATTACTATTCAATACTACAAAAAATGCCAGGACAATTTGGTGTTCCTGCTAAAATTGGTATTTTGGAAAATAATAACAAAATTAATGTTATTATTTTAAGTCAGGATGTTAATGGAAAAATGACTCAAAATGTTCCGCAAGTATTAAAAACTAATATTGCATCATATTTGTCAAACTACAGAATGATGAATGATTATGTTAGCGTTGACACTGGTAAAGTTATTGACTTGGCTTTTGAAATCTACGTTACATTAACAAAAAACACAAATCAAAATTCAATAATATCTGATATTGTAAGTAAAGTTAATGATTATATGTTACCACAATCAAGAGAATTTGGTCAAGACGTTCTAATATCTGAAATTAAAAGTATTGTTCAAAATATTGAAGGTGTTGTAAACATATCAGATGTGAAAGTATTCAATAGAGTTGGTGGTAAATATTCAAGCTCACAGACTGCACAGAAATATCAAGATTCAACAACAAAAGAAATTAAATTAATTGATGATGTTATTTACGCACAACCAACTGAATTCTACCAAATTAGATATTCTAATACAGATATCGGTATCCGTGTGAAACAATAATATTCACAAGGAAATTACTTTAACTATTTTTGTAAAATAAGAGATTAACTATTTATGAGAAAGAACAATTATGCCTAAAAGTTATAGGATACGAACATCAGTAGGAAATAGTACTCAATCCGACAAAACAATAAAAGTACAAGTTGACCAAGATTTTGATTTCTTAGAAATTCTATCATTGAAACTTACGCAATCTGATGTGTACAGAAGTTTTTGTTCTGACTATGGTGTTGTTGTTGGTCGCGTAATTGCTAATGGTGGATATGGTGTTCCAAATGCTAAAGTATCGGTATTTGTACCAATTGACGCTGTTGACCAAAATGACCCTGTAATATCGGCATTATATCCTTATAAGAATGTTACTGACAAAAATGAAGATGGTTATAGATATAACTTACTTCCATACACGCCTTCGTATGAAGGACACGCTGCCACAGGTACTTTTCCAACAAGAGAAGATGTTTTAACAAGAACTGAAGTATTACAAATATATGAAAAATACTATAAGTACACAGTAAAAACAAATGAGTCTGGTGATTATATGATTGTTGGTGTCCCATTAGGAAACCAACAAGTTATATTAGATGTTGATTTATCTGATATGGGTTGTTTTTCATTAAGACCAACTGATTTAATTAGAATGAATCTTGGCAACCCAAAGCAATTTGATGGTAATCAATTTAAAACTTCTGCTGATTTATCATCATTACCACAAATTGTTAATCAAAGAAAAAGTATTTCGGTTTCATCTTTTTGGGGGACAGGAGATATTTGTGATGTCGGAATAACAAGAGTTGATTTTGATTTAAGGGATTCAAATATAACAATTGAACCAACTGCAACTTTTATGGGTTCAATTATGACATCAAACGATTCTGTTATTTTGAAAAACAATTGTAAACCAAGTTCAGAACAAGGTGATTTATGTGGTATGGTTGCAGGACCTGGTAGAATTTTAGCCGTAAGACAAACAATAAATACCAATCTTAATGGTGACCCAATATTAGAACAATATCAATTAGAACAAGGTGGTAAAGTAATTGATGAAAATGGTGCCTTTGTTGTTGATGTACCAATGAACTTGGATTATGTAACAACAAATGAATTTGGTGAATTAATTTTTTCAAATAACCCAAGTGTGGGTATTCCAACAAAGGGTAAGTATAGATTCAAAGTTAAAACAAATGAAGGTGAAAAAGAAGTTGGTGCGATACAAACATCAAGTAGTATTATTGGTCCAAACTTATTAAATCTTTCGGCTTTTAATCCAAAAGGTAGTTTATTACGTGGAAACTTTTTGGTTCCAAACGTTAAAGAATATGGATGGGATAATGGAACTGACCCATCAACATTAAGTAACACAACTGAATTCTCACCAATATTTGGTGATGAAACCAAATTAATTGAAACAAAAACTTTTACATCATCTGACTTTGGTTCAGGTGGAAGAGCGTTATTAATTAGTTCAGTTTTAGGTGAATATAAAAGTATATCTTATAAAATTAATAATATTGTTGACAATTCAAAATGGGTTGATTTACCAAACGGAAATGAAACATTAGAAATCACGGTTGAAAAGAAAACAACAACAGATGTTGTAAATGGAGTAGTAATTGAAACGCCACAAACTGTAACACTTAATTTTAATAATTACAATTATAAATTTTCACTATTTCAAAGGTCATATGCTTTTTCATTAGATTGGGATGATTATCCTAATAAAAATGAAGCAATTAGCTGTCAAGATTTTTTCTATGAATTTAATTATAATAAAGTTTACACAACCGCACAACTAATTGATGAGTATAGGAAAGGAACAAATAGAAGTAGATTCTTATCCATTAAAGAAATATTAGACAGAAGTTGTGATTCTGAAGTTAATAAGTTTCCAATCAATGATGGGGTTAGAAACTTTGACCTTCTATATTTTATAGTTTCAATTTTATTCCAAATACTTGGTATTACAGGTGCGTTAATAATAATAATTTATCATATTGTTAAATTTTTATGGAATAACTTTGCACCTTATTTGTTAATCCTATTAATGGGTTTATTTACTTATTTGGCGTACCAAGAAGGTGTGGCAGCTGTTGCTGGATATCCAGCATTTGGTGCGATGGTGACAGCGGGTCTTAAGTCACTCGCTTATTTAGCTCTAGTGGTTACAATGGGTATTTTCTTTAAACAACTTATTGATGTTGTCTTCCCATCATTTAAATTACCAATGATAACCTATCCCGATTGCTCAACTTGTGATTGTGGTGAAACTCAAATCAGCACAAAGGTAAGAAGTGACAGTCCAAACACATCACCATTGGCCGATATTAATTCATCAAATGCGTATGTTAATAAAGACAATCCTGATGATGATAATTTAATTGCTATTGAAAATGGTGGATATGGTCAGGTTATGGCTGGTAATGGAACTGTTGAAAAAACTAATTACGCCAGAACACCATTCTATAATAATCCAAATAACGATTTTTTTTGGAGCAGAAACGATTTACCAATACCTGAAAGAATTAATTTGTATAATACAAAATCACATTATTTTACAAAAACAGCTGGTGGTGGAACAAACAGAATTAAGGTATATCCAAACTATACTGCTAATACAATTAATAACATTAACAATGAGTGGAAGTTTTACGAGGATATGCCAATGGTTTTTTTAATGGACAGTGACCAATTAAAAAATTTCACAACAGGTAAATTGTTTACCTTTATGAATCCTGCGACAACTTCAGATGTTAACACCAGTGCAACAACTAGTACAAATGAATTGAAGTTAAATACAAAAACAGGTACAACAATTCCATATGGTAATAATATTATTAATATACCATATGCCGACCCAGACAATCAAGATACGTTGATTAGTTATAAGGATTTTAAAATTGTACAAAACTCATATATTAGTGGTGTAACCAGTTATGCGTTTGCATCTGATGTTGAGTATTTACAAGTTGTTACTGCGGTTACGGTTAACACGGTATTATCATTAACTAATAATAAAACTTTATCTGATAGTAGTTTTGTTAGTAGGGTTATTAATGGCACAATGACAATCTTTTCTAAAATGGACGATAGAAACCCAATAGAAAAGCGACCTCCTGAATTGATATCACCTTTAAGTAAATTTGAAAACTATCAAAATTTAGTTGTTGTTATTGCGATGAAGGGTGTTGACCCATATTCATCAAGACAAACAACAAAGATTGACATTTCATTACCGTTAGGATTAAACTACGGTGAATTGGTGGTTGAAAGTAATTATAAATTAAACATACCTATTCAAGAAGGATTAGTCTTACCAAGACACAATCAATTAACTAATAACAATAGCTCAACCAATTTATTCTATCCATCATATACATTTACACCATCAGTTGGTAATGGTGAATTTGATTACGTACCATACAAAACTAAAAAACATTTATATTTTTCAAATTTAGATTCAACAACAAATGTTAGATTTAAAAACGCAACACCGGGTTATGGAAAAATTGTTGGTGGTTATTTAGTTGTTGCTGAAAGTCCTGGTCCAATATTTGGTGGACTTTGTTTTGGAAATGATTTTGTTAAAAACAACAAGAACGGATATTATCTAAATGAATATGTTGAAGGTGGTAGCATCATGTATTCTTGTCACAATCTCGACCCAAATGTTTATGACGCTGGCGGTAATGACTATGTTTCAGAACACTATAACTTAACTGCAAACGAGTTGAATATGTCGAATAGTACAAACATTGTTATGAGAGCTGATAGATTACCAACATCAGAAAACATTGATAATAGATTTGTATTTGCACAGAATAAAACGTTTTCAACATACATTGTCGAGGACAGTGGAAACGTTCTTAATGTTGGGGCGACCATTTCAAACGCATCTGACTTTAACCTAAATAACAATGGTGACATGATTGATAGTTACGGTACGGGAACAACATCAGTTATGAGTAGTTTTAATTGTAACACAATTGTTCCGTTAGGTGCGTATACACAAACTGCCGGTAAAGGTATGACTGTTAAACCAAAAGAAGATTCTGTTTATTATACTGGTGGTGATAAAAAATATCCTATCGTGACAAATGGATGTTATACTTTAGTTGCCAAAGATTTGGCAATTAGTGATGATTTAAAATCATTTGCAGAATGGAAATCAAGATTCTTAATGGGATTTGCAATTTGTAGAAATGTTTTTGGTATGACATTTACCAACAATTGGATTAATGGTGTTCTATATATGCCTGGTTTCCAAAATGATAAGATATATCCGGGAATTGAAGTTACAAACCCAACATATCTTTATTGTAAAGAAAAAATTGTTTTTAAAGAAGAAAACAATTCTTTTTTCTATCGGTCATCACCATTTAATCAAAACACAGGTCAATTTATTGGAATGAGAAATACTCAAGTTGCAGATAATTTTGGTAATCAATACTTTTTAGGTAATCCAACAACCATTGTGGATTTAGGTCCTAAAGATAATATCATTAAAAACGTTTGTGCTCAACCTGAATTTCAAGGATATGTTGCAGATAGATTAAAGGCAACATCATTTCAGGGTGTTAGTGATTTGATACAGTATTTTATTATTAGTAGATTATCAAATGCAGACTTTTTGGAAAGATTATTAAGTTTGGGTGACTCATCTATTTCTGAATTATTTAGTAGACCGGCACAAAAAATTGACGGTGATTTCGCACAATTAAATAGTATTAATAATGAAATTGGTGTTATACCTTTTTCACCCGAATCGTATAGTGAAGGTAATTTATTTTATGGTGCAACCCCAAAACCTGTTGTGGGTGTATTCTTTAGTTCTGATACCGTTACAAGAGATTATATATCACCAGGTCGTGAAATATTTGTTGATACTATAACAAAATTTGGATACAACACATTTGGTCATAAAACGCAAATTGTTCCTATGTATAAATGGGAAATAAAACAAGGTAACGCACCTGTACCAAGTATTTTTGGTAGTGAATCAAACAACTGGGCAACACAACAATCTGATTTTTACATAACACCGTATCAGAGTATTGATAGGTTAAATGATAGTACATATTTTGCTAGTAGTGAAACACACCCAACAGTGCAAAGACCTGGATATATTTATAACTCAAGTCAATCAAAAGATTCAAATGGAAATGTCATAGGTTTTACGTATAATGGTTTTTTAACAACTAGTTCTAATAATAAATTTATTGTTGGTGCACCTTATCATTTCTATTTTGGATTAAAAAAGGGTAAAACCGCTTTTGACATATTTGTAACTAAAAATCTAATTAATATATAATGGGTAATATTCAAAATGATATAACAATTATTAAAGGTAACCTTAGATACAAAGGTGCATCTGAAAGATTAATTTCATTACCTATTGAATTAGTTGGTGACCGAAAAGAGTTAATTGATTCAGACCGAATTAGTAATATAAATGCTGCTGAACAAACTGAAGTTGAAAGACAATCATCAACAACATTTAGAATAGGTGGAAAAATATCAAACATTTTTTCAAATGTGATATCAGGTACTACGGATTATGATGGGTACAAAAACTTTTTATATTTGACAAATCCATTATCTGTTGTACAAAAAAATCAAATTTTGTTTAACAATTTTGAAAGAGTTCCTGATACTTTTGGATTAAAGTGGGCGGGACTTCCACAATATAATGAATTTAATTTTATCAGAAATGATGTTGAAAACCCGCATAATATTTTACAGCCGCAAAGCGCTTCAACATATAATTGGGGTGTTTATTTAACTTATCCTTTTTCATCTGATACAAAACAAACAATGTCATATGTTGACAGACAAATTAATGGAACACCATTAAGTTTTGTGGTTGAAGATGGAATACCTTTTACAATTATCAACACAGTACAAAGGGGGATAAACTATATAACCTTTAGATGTGGGGGTAATCATAACTTGACTGATTATCAATATGTTGAATTGTCCATTAATTATAATGGTAATAAGTTATTTAAGGTTGATTTATTGGGTGAAGACGGATTTGATAATAGAAACAGTAGCTTTTCAATTATAAATCCGGGATACACAGGTACAACGTTTGTTAATGGTGTTTCAGGTACATTCAAAAGAATTGGTGACATTTCAAATTCAGGTGAAAGTAAATCAAAATATTATGTTAGGTTACATAAAGTATTAACAAATGAAAACGATTCAGATATTAGTAAAATGGGATTCGAACACGTACCATTTCCTAACCAACAAAAATTAGAATACTCGGCTCTAACACCAAATCTACAACAAAGAGTTTCAATTAAAGAAAATTCACAATCATATAGTTTTACATTTAAAAAGGATTTAAATATTAACGGTTTAGTTGATAACAACATGAAACCGATTACCAACGTGTTTGTTAGTATTGTAAACAAAGGATATTACGGATGGTTTAACAAACCAAAACCAACCATAACTGATAAATATGGATTACAAAAAGGCTGGTCATTTAATTTCCATTCTGATAGTTTAGATGATTGGTGGGAAACAAACAGCAGTGAAAACTTGGTTGAAATACCTGTTAGTTCATACAATAAAGTATCAAACGGTAATGAATATACATTTTATTATAATCAACCATTAAATATTGGTGATGTATTAAGTGGTGATTTTTGTGAATATAATGATATTGAACAAACAGAATATGTTGTGTCAAGTTGTAAACATAAAATAACCTTTAACGATACGTTATATCAAACACAGATGTTTACAAGCAATAATCCTCCAGGTTATTTTTATACGCCGCACAATCCTGTTAAGTTAAGAGATTTTGCCGATTCCATTAATACTGCTGTTGGTCAAAATGTTAACACAAGACCATCTTGGGCATATTTTTCACAAAATTTAAACACTTGGATATGGAGAACAATTTTGGATTATGGTGTATTTGAAAATGGGAAAGGTGTTGATTATCCATTTTTAAATGATGCACATTATCCTTTTTCACAAATATTGTTCTTACAATCAACACCATATAGTAATATAAATCAATCAGTTGCGGTAACCGCTCAACCAATTAAAGACTTCTGTGAATAATTTTAGATTAAGATATAACCCCCTTCAAAACGTAAATACAGATATTGATTTGGCGTTACAGACACCTATTTTAACAACTTGGGATTTGAATGGTGTTAATGAAACCATTGAAGTTTTTGAAAATGAAATTATTCAAAAGGCGATAAATCCTATAGATAATTTTGAGACCATAAGGTATTCACATAAATCTTGGGAGTCACAAATAATAAACGTTAGTCCAAAAACGAGTACACATTACGATTTTTATTTTTATTCTGCAACAACTGATTCATCAATAACTGCAACAACAAATAATACGTCGTGGGTTTCAGATTACCGAGCAAATGGGTTGTCAAGTAAACAAATTTATTATTATGATGATGTTTTTTCAAAATCATATTTTAAGCTTGATTTTTATGACTCAAAGAAAAGTTCAGCACAGCAAAATCTTTTGACAATAATTTTACCAACACAACAAGGATTAACAACATCAACAGTTATTGGACTAAACACTGTTAATATTAGAACACCACAATACCAATTAAATTTTACGGGTGATAAAGAAGGTTATTTTGTTTATTGGTTAAAATCACCTGAATTTTTCAGCCCTGAAATTAGTACTTTATATATGTCGGCAAAATTTTATGACGCTAGTATTGGTGGGTTTAAAAGAATGATGAATTCACCACAGGGTGATTTACAAAACAAATTTAACTTTCCACAGGAAATTTATTTTTACTATACACTTAAGTTGAATTACGATGATTATACTTATGAAGTATTTTTAGATAATGAACTAAATACATTAACTAAAGTTGGTACTGATTATAACCCAATTAAATGGTATGAATACGTTAATCCATGAAGACCGAACAATATAATATAGTAATATCTCAAGAATTTTTAGAATCTGCTAAGGTTGATGTTTACGTACCATATCCTGATGGTGGTGGTAGAAACGAACCCGCTTGGACGGGTTTAACGTATTTGTTAAGTGGTGGAACTAACGGTGATTCTGTTTTAACTGGTTTAACAATACCCGTAATGTTTACACAAACATATAAAGATATGGGTTATTATTCGGGATTTGATGGTGCAATATATCAAAAAGATATTAATAATAATTTTATCTATAGTGGTGTAACAGGAAATTCATCATATACATTATATCTTTATAATACATCTGAAATACTTGCTCAGGATATTTTATATAGGGTTGACTGGGGTGATAACCAACCAATTGAAACTATAACAAAAGTTTATCCTGAATACGTATCACACAATTATGCACCACTGACAAGTGGCGATTCTAAGGTTTATACTGTTAGTTTAAGTGGTACCGCAGCTTGGGGTACAACGGTTACTACAAAAAAAATAACAATTCCATATACTGAGGTCAGTTTTGATAATCCTAATGGTGAATATTATTTTGTTCCTCGTGATGGGTATTGGTCAGGAACACCAGTATCCTACAAATGGATATTCACAGGTGATAGTGAAAATAATATCCAATCGCAAATATCTTCAAATTATACAACAATACCATTTTTGGTGTCAGGTTTTACAAAATCAAAATTAACACAATTAAAACAATATGGTCCAAACCCGTATATACCTGGTGTTCCCGTAATACAAAAAGGTGAAATAGTTGGATATGTAAAAAATTTAGGTCCTGAATATACTGGTTATACTTATTTGAATACCTTATATTATGACTTCCCACAAGGGTATACGTTGTTCATTGCGAACTCATCAGGATTGACCGAAAACAATATAACACCAGTACCAATTGTTAAAGAAGAAATATTAATTGGTATGGTAAATGCAACAGAAATACAATCAAATGTATTTATTAACAGAGATAAATTATCAGGAACAGAAAGTTTACTTAGATTAGGTGAAGTTGACAATCTTGGGGACCTTATAAAATACGGATATGGATATTTTAAACTGACTGAACAATAATGATTTTTTGATTTATAGTATTTATTAATATGAAATCTTGTAGTGTGTGTAATATAGTTAAGGATTTAACCGAATTTAATAACCAAGAAAAAGGTAAATTTGGTAAAAGAAGCTATTGTAGGGAGTGTCAATCAAGAAATAAAAAAGAATACGATAGCAAAAACAAAGAAAAAAATAAAAATTATTCAATTGAATACCATAAAAAAAATCCAAAATATATCAGTGAATATCAAAAAAATAGAAGAAAAAAAGATTTAAATTTTAGGTTGATTGGAAACTTACGCGCTAGATTATGTAATATTATCAAAAATAAAACTAAAAATACATTAGACTGTTTAGGTGTTGATATTGATAAGTTTAAACAACATATTGAAAAACAATTCCAAGATGGGATGTGTTGGGATAATTATGGAGAATGGCATATTGACCACATAATACCAATTAGTCACGGTAAGAATCAAAAAGAAATTTACAAATTAAATTATTATACCAATTTAAGACCTTTATGGAAAATTGAAAATTTAAAAAAATCAAATAAATTAATACAACAATAAAATGGCACTAGGAACATATGGTATAACTCGCCCAGCCGACATGGCACCTGAAGATGTAGAAATCATCATGGTGTATACACCGTCAAGAGATTTTACGTCAACACCAATTATTAAAAAACTTAACTCATCTCAAATATTAACACCGTATTTTAATAATGCAAACACAGGTGGTAATACGAATGAAATATTGGGGGGTCTTTATAATTTAAAGTTACCTGCAAATGAGTTTAATAAGATTGGAATTTACACATTAATGATTAGACCGGTTCAAATAAGAACCACTTTAACTGATTGTGGTGTTTTGTCAGCATTACCTAATGTAAAAGGTGTTGTAATCGATACCAATAACGTACCATCTATATTTAGAAATCGATTTGTATCACAAGGATTGGTTGGTTATCGTGTTGAATACTTAAATACCGACGGAACAAAAATACCAAATTTTTATAGAATTATAACATCATCGTTTTTTGTTGATACGGTTGTTAGTAACCCCGCCGCGGGTAATACTAACTCTGTTAGATATAGGTATATTGATTCACCAAGTGCTAGAAACTTGGTTTTCGCAACTGTATCACCATCAAGTGCACCATCTAATAACCCAAATGCTGTTCCATATATCGGACAACCAGGACAACAAGTTATTTTAACAAATACATTTTTCAACCCATTTACAGTTGAAATCGAAATGGCAGAATATGATTTAAATAGTGTTGCGGTTGCTCTTTATGGTAATCAAACCAAGGCAATTGAAACTGGGTTATATACTATCTACGATTCTGAAAACAGAATTTACAAACAATATAATTTGTTTGAAATTAGAAGTGACTTTAATGACTTGTTGTATGAAGTTCGTCAAGATAGAAATAATAATATTGACTTTAGCGTTAGTTTTGACAACATCATACCATAATGAGTAAAATAGTTGTTCCAAATACAGGTGCTGGTTTTGTTAGTCCAAATGAAGATTTGGTCGGATTTCAATCTACGCAAGGTGGTGGTTTAACTAACACCAATTTTGTATGGAATTATGGTGTTGTTGAAAAAATCGATAAAGATTATCAATCAGGTGTTTTTTCAAATCCAATTACTTTAAATGATTTAAATGTTAATCTTGACGAAGCTAAAAAGGCTTTATCTGCAGACCTAAAAGTTTATCCTGCTTATGATTTAACAGAAGTAACTAATTTCACATTATACGGCTCACTAACAAAAAGATTTTCAACATCGGTTACTCAAATTATTAATTTTTTTCCGGCTTCAATTGAAGTTGACCAAATATATTTTGATTATAGTAGTGGTAATACTGCGACCAACATTAGATACAATCAAAATGAAAACGTGACTAGTTTTGATATCAACGTGTCAAGAATTAAAAACATTTTTGACATTGATTTTTCGGAAAATGCTGCTAGAAATATTGCACTTAGACCAACACCTGTTAGCCCATTAAGGGATATGACAACTTTTTATAAAGATTATTCTTTATTCATAGGTACGGGCTCAACAGAATATCCTTTTATATTGTTCACACCATCAACATCAATAAGTGGTGGGACAATATCAATTACTGTTAACGGCAATCCGTTTTCAGGTGTGTCAACAACAATTGATACTTTGGTTATTAGACCAAATAAAATGAAAACCGAAATGGTTTTTGAAAATGATTTTGACGCTGTTGAAAAATTCTTACTAAACAGATTTGTTGTCCCAAAATACACCGCTCAATTTAAAATACCCAAACAAACTGATAATGGTACTTTTTACACATCATATGAATACCTAACTTGGCCTTTATTGGGTGTTTGGAATTTAGATATTGTAACTATTGCTTATGAATCATATATAAAAACATTGAGTCAATATGGTGAACAATTAGATTCGTTTAAGACAAATTTAATTAGTAGGTTTTTAACGACTGATGCTTTTCATGAATTTGACACTAAAGACCAAAAGGTTGATAAAGTATTACAAATATACGGTAGAAGTTTTGATGAGACAAAAATTTTTATAGATTCATTGGCAACAATGACATCAGTTGATTATGTCCCTGAAAATGACATACCTTCGGCTTTGTTAGTTTATTTGGCAAAAACATTAGGGTGGGATACGAATATATCACCAATAACCAATGAAGATTTTTTAACATCAATATATGGTGTTAAAAACAAATCAATTTATGATGGGTGGACTCGAGACCAAACGCCGACTGAGTTAAACTTTGAATATTATAGAAGATTAATATTAAACGCATCACATTTATTCCGTTCAAAAGGAACAAGAAAATCTGTTGAATTTTTAATGAGAACAATTGGAGCACCCGATGCTTTAATTGAATTTAATGAAACAATATACACAGTTGACCGAAAATTAAAATACGACGATTTTCTAACGCAATACGTTCAAATTTCGGGTGGAACATATACACAACAATTACCTGGTTATTTACCTGGTTCTGAATATAAAATTTTAGGTAGGACTTTTAGTGCTTTTACAACTAATTTAGCGTCTACAACATCAAATTACACAATTACTGATTACCCTGTTAATTCTGATGGTTATCCTAAAACACCTGACCAAACAACAAATTTCTTTTTCCAACAAGGACAAGGTTGGTACGAACAGAATTCATTCCACGTTAGTGAAGATGTTGTACAAGTTTCAACTTTAACATTCACAGGAACAAGTCCAAATACACAAGTAACACAATTGGCACCATCATTTGGACAACAATTTTTACAAAGATATAGGAACTTCCCAAATATGGGTAGTTTAGGTTTTAATATTAAATCATATAAAGACAATGATAAATCATTGGCAAATGAGTCAACACCAACATCGTTAGATAACAGTTTAACACTAAACGTTAAAAATGTTGATTTATTTTTAAATGTTGGTCAAGGATTGACTTATGATGTTTGGTCACAATCAAATGAATATGATTATCCTATTCCATATAGTGGGTTAACAAATCCGTATCCATCACCTGGTAATATTGATTGGACGGTAATTGACCCAAAACCGCAAACAAAAACATTCGCTGAGTTTGCACAATCATTCTATCATAACATGATTAATGTTAGAAACAGATGGTTTACAAATGACGGAAAATCTTCAGGATATCCAACACTCCAATTGGTTTATTGGAATTATTTACAATCATTAGAGCTGGCTGGTATTGACACATCAAAATACACTTACCAAAAAATGATTGACTATTCAATAGGAATTGGTAGTTACTGGACGAAATTAGTTGAACAAGTAATTCCTTCATCAACAATTTGGAATGGTGGTATTAAATATGAAAATTCTGCGTTTCATAGACAAAAATATGTGTATAGAAGACAAAGAGGTTGTGAGTTCATTGCGGTACCATGTGTACCTTGTACTGCGAATGGTGTTCTATATGCTTACGACTGTATTGATGAAACAATAACGGGGTCAACAATACCTTGGAGTGGAACAAGCTCAACAATTGATTCGTTCTCAGATGCGTTATACACAGCTTTAAATGGTGTTGTATCATTACAAGGGTATCAATTACAAAATTGTGACCTCAATTCAATTACTTCAATTTGGTATATTGATTTAAGATTGGACGATACCATATTGGTTCAACAACCATTCTTTACAGGATACGGAATAAATGGTATTCCAACTGAACAACAATGGATTGATGGTTTAGATACTTACTTGTCAACTATTTACCAATATGGATTAAATTATAATGTTAATTCAGAAAGAATTATAATATCAAATTCAGGTTGTATGCAATTATTTAATAACAAAACACTAACTCTTAATGTAGGGATAAACGCGACTATTTCTTGTGGATAATGGCAAATTTTGAATATCAATTTTCAGTAACGGGCGATTGTACAAACAGTAGTCAAGGTTCTATTAATATATCACTTTATGGCGGTGTTGAACCCTATACTATAACTTGGTTAAATCCTAATCTTGGAAGTGGAAGTACAAAAAATAATTTAAATGCCGGAAATTATTATGTTAGAGTTAATGATTCGTTAGGTGGTGTTAATAATGAATATTACATTAATATTTTAGTATCAAGTGGCGGATGTTTAGATATTAGTTCTGTTAGTGCAACTACTTGTGGCGATAATAACGGAACAATAACAATTAGTGGTGCATCAACATCATTCCCAATAAATGTTAATTTATATTCAGGTACTACCTTAGTTCAGAGTGCGGTTACAACAAATAGTGAGGTTACGTTTGTTAATCTAAGCCCCGGAATTTATAGAGCTTATTATAGTGATTATGGTGGATGTACAGGATATTCAGAATCAGTTATTGTAAATTCATCAACACCTGTTGATTATGATTTTTTTATTGTTAATGATACTAATTGCTTTGGAGCAACAGGTAAATTACAAATTACGGGATTAACGGGTTCTGCTCCTTTCACATATTTGTGGAGTAACGGTAGTACTGGAACAACAATAACAGGATTAACAGCATCAACGTATAGTGTTACAGTAACAGATTCGAATGGTTGTAGTGTGACTAAATCTGCGGATGTTGTTAAAACAGATGCGTTACAAGTAGTTTCGTTTGAAACTACTAATCCGAGTTGTTTTAGTGCTGACGGAACTGTAAAAATAATCATAACTGGTGGAACTGGACCGTATTTTTATTCGGGAAGTAATGGAACTACTTTGGTTACATATTCAAGTAGTCCGACATTTACAGGGTTCACACCGGGTTCAGCTGTGTTTATTGTAACCGACTCCGCTTTGTGTTCTGTTAATGGAAGTACATATTTACAAGCTAGTGCTGGATTTTCAGTAGTATCGATAGGGGCACAGAATTCAACATGTTCGGCAAGTGGAGGTACAATAAATTTAAATGTAATTGGTAACGGACCGTTTATATACACAATAGTTAAACCGGATTTAACTACGGAATCGGTGACAACAACATCACCTGTTCAAAGTTTTACAGATTTAGACTCTGGAACATATACAATTATTATTAGTAATACTAACGGATGTGTCTATCAAGAAACTGTTACTTTATTTACTAATGATAAATTTGAGTTAACTACATCAATTACAAACACAAGTTGTGGTCAAAGTAACGGTTCTTGTTATCTCCAAGTTGGAACAGGATATACCGGTGTTTTAGATTTAATTTTAACAAAGAACAACGTACCAGTTATACAATATATAGATGTACCACAATCAGCGGTTACATTTAATGGGTTATCATCTGGCGTATATCAAATACAAGTAAGAGACGAAGATAACTGTTCTGTTTATACTAATTTTACTGTAGGTAATTCATCTACATTGGATTTTGGTTTAACAGCCACTAATTGTGGTAATAGCGGTTCGGGAGGAACTATCAACGTTAGTGTGTTTACAGGAACACCACCTTTTAGTTATCTATGGTCCAACAATGTACCTAATAATCAGAATGGTCCGAGCTTAAGTGGTTTAACTGGTGGTACCTATACATTGACATTAAGTGATAATAGTGGATGTACATTAAATAGAAGTGTTGTATTACCATGTAATCAATACATTGGTGGGTATCAAGTTATACCAATCATTAACAATGGGTTCGATATAACTACAAACAATAAACGTGATTTTACCACAATGGTAAATGAAGGATTTTATGATTTAACCATAGGAAATACTAATTGTGTTCTATCATCGGCAACATATTCGGCGACTATTGAAATAAGTGGTAATACTTATGAGGATGTTTTTTACACCGGCACAACATTAACTGATGTACCAACAGAATCAATTTGGGTTGATGCTTTAGAAGGGATATTATCAGGTATCACAGGTGTTGCATCTTACGTTATAAATCCGACAACAAATAGTGTTTTAGTAAAATCATATTGTAATGGTACTGAAAATACTTTAAGTGAGTCCGAATTTATTGTTGGTATAAAAATAAACTTTAACATTTTTTGTCAAACTTAAATGGGTCAAATTATATTTAATACTTTAAGCGGAACATCACCATACAATGTTTACATTAGTGATATATACGGTAACAATAATACTTTTATATCTACAATAGTATCCGCAACCACTATTACAGTTCCTACATTATTTAGTATGGCACCTGAAATCAAATTAACTATTATTGATGCTAGTGGGTGTACATACTCAAACATTATATTGTGTAATGATTTAATTCCAACACCATCAGTTACCCCAACAGTCACTCCGACAATTAGTGTTACACCGACAGTTACACCAACACCATCGGTTACTCCAACAGTTACTCCGACAATCAGTGTTACCCCAACAGTTACTCCGACAATTAGTGTTACACCAACAGTTACTCCGACAATTACGGTGACATTAACACCAACACCAACTATAACGCCAACAAGTTCACCAATGGCGTTAAAGGCAATTTTATTTATTGAACCATTATCAGGTTCATCATTAATTGGACAATGGATGACGAATCAGGGTGTTAATTTTTATGGTTTCTCAAACGGAAGCCAACCGAGTATGGCACCTGCGTATTTCAATGACGATATGAATTCATATGTTAACTTTAGTGGTTGGACAAATAATGTATTTCCAAGAATTATTACATCTGATGTTCCGCAAACTACAGGAGGAATTGATGCATTTGGAAATCCAATTGTTGCATATAATTTTGAAACGGTTGATGTTACCATTGGTGAATCAACATCAGGAAACGCTTGGTACACATGGATAATTCCTGTTAGTTTAACAAATAATTTAACACAATTAACTATCGGTTATAGTACATCATCACCATCACCTTTAACTATTGTATCAACAGAGTCAACAATTAGAACTAACACATTTACGTATACGGGTGATTTAATACCAAAAACAACATATAGGGTTTACACAACTTATCCTGGTACTAATTTCAGATTGGCAAATACTGGCGTAATATATTTTAAAGGCGAAAGTGTTGGATAATTTTTAAGTGAATGTATTTATAGTTAATGGGAACATTTCCGTATAAAAATCCGACATCGCCTCAATTGTTAAATGGGCCTGAAAGTGTTCGTAGAATTGATGAATTCGGGACAAATTTTAGTAATTTAGGTGTTGGTGGTCATATGGAGGTCTATAGCCTCAACGAATTATATTATACAATCCCAAGTGGGACAACAGGAATTGTACAATATAGTGGTAATTCAATCCCTATTAGTTTAATTAAAGGCACAGGTGCGTCTTATTCTCCTGATGTTTTAACATTATATTCTGACAACATATCATCAGGAAGAAGAAAACTTGGTATGTTGGTTTATGTGTACGAAACAGACCAAACATACGAATTTCATATTAATAATTACGAATCGTTATTTAGTGGTGCGACTGGTGCAACAGGTACCGGTGGTAATACAGTTGTTTTCGCCGAATTTGGTACACAAGTTAAAGGAAATAGTCCGCAAGGAATTGCGTTTATTTCAGCTTGGACGGCAAACACAATTGAAGATATAAGTGGATACACCCGAAACAATGCTAATTGGCGAAAATTTAGTGGTACTGACATTTATTTAACTGGTGGTACTTATTTTTCGGGAACATCAACATTAAGTTTATATAATAGTGATGGTTCCGTTGTATCAGTTACTGGAATTACCGCAAGTGGTGGTGGAACATCAGGTACAAACGGTACTTCAGGCTCAAGTGGTTCATCAGGTACTTCAGGCTCAAGTGGTTCATCAGGGACTAGAGGAACTTCAGGTACTTCAGGCTCAAGTGGACTTAGCGGTGATAAATATGCAACAACTTCAACTACTTTAATATCAATTCCGACAACGCATCCAACCACAGTTTATTTAACGGGTGGTACAGGGTTGGCCTACTCAATCGGACAAACTGTTATTGTTGCAAATAGTTCCACAAACAGATTTGAAGCAACAATATCGTCATACAACCCAATTACGGGAGCTTTTATATTGTCATCAAGTAATAATACCGGTACAGGTTCTTTCAGTAGTTGGGACATTAACTTAGCTGGTGCACCTGGCCCTGTGGGTTCTTCAGGTACTAATGGAACTTCAGGTTCAAGTGGTTCTTCAGGAACAAGTGGTAGTTCAGGTTCTTCAGGAACTAGTGGAACATCAGGTTCAAGTGGTTCATCGGGAACATCAGGTTCAAGTGGTTCTTCAGGAACTAGAGGAACTTCAGGTTCAAGTGGCTCATCAGGTACTTCAGGTTCAAGCGGTTCGTCAGGAACAAGTGGTAGTTCAGGTTCATCAGGAACTAGAGGAACTTCAGGTTCAAGTGGCTCATCAGGTACTTCAGGTTCAAGTGGTTCTTCAGGAACTTCAGGTTCAAGTGGCTCATCAGGAACTTCAGGTTCAAGCGGTTCGTCAGGAACTTCAGGTTCAAGTGGTTCTTCAGGAACTTCAGGTTCAAGTGGTTCTTCAGGAACTTCAGGTTCAAGTGGCTCATCAGGAACTAGAGGAACTTCAGGTTCAAGTGGTTCATCAGGTACTTCAGGTTCAAGTGGTTCTTCAGGAACTTCAGGTTCAAGCGGTTCGTCAGGGACTTCAGGTTCAAGTGGTTCTTCAGGAACTAGTGGTTCATCAGGTTCAAGTGGTTCGTCAGGAACTAGAGGAACTTCAGGTTCAAGTGGTTCATCAGGTACTTCAGGTTCAAGCGGCTCTTCAGGAACTTCAGGTTCAAGCGGTTCATCAGGAACTTCAGGTTCAAGTGGTTCTTCAGGAACTAGAGGAACTTCAGGTTCAAGCGGTTCTTCAGGAACTTCAGGTTCAAGTGGCTCGTCAGGTACTTCAGGTTCAAGCGGCTCGTCAGGAACTTCAGGTTCAAGCGGCTCGTCAGGAACTTCAGGTTCAAGCGGTTCTTCAGGAACTTCAGGTTCAAGTGGTTCTTCAGGAACTTCAGGTTCAAGCGGTACTTCAGGTTCAAGCGGCACTAGTGGTCAGGACGCGTTATCAGGTGGTGTTAATTTATACTTTAACGCGACAGTTAATAGTGATATTTCTGGTGATGTAGAATTAGGAAGATTAACGATAACAGCTTCTCAATATACTGATATCGTAAATCTTACTAGAAACCAACAAAATGTTAAAGTTAATTCATCGTTTGTTACTGTACCGAATTTTCCTGCGGTTACGATAATACCAAATGGTATTTGGCATAGTTATTTATACTTTACTAAAAATGCTGAAAATAACAATTTAGAGGCTTATTATACAGTATCTAAGGTAAACTCAACAGGTGGTACTAAAACTTTATTATTTACTGCTGACCCTGTTGAACTTGGGTGGTTAAATAACAACACAACACCTGTTGAAATTAAAATTAATGCGGTTGCCACAAATGCTGCATTACTTATTACTGATAGAATTGTTGTAGACATATATGTTAACAACAACGATAACCAAGATAGAACTATTACATTCTATACTGAAGGTGTACAACACTATTCTTATTTAGTTACTACATTAGGTGTTTCTTCAGGAAGTAGCGGAACATCCGGTTCAAGTGGCTCGTCAGGTACTTCTGGTTCTTCAGGAACTTCAGGTTCAAGTGGTTCATCAGGAACTTCAGGCTCAAGTGGCTCGTCAGGAACTAGAGGAACTTCAGGTTCAAGTGGTTCATCAGGAACATCCGGTTCAAGTGGTTCGTCAGGAACATCAGGTTCAAGTGGTTCATCAGGGACTAGAGGAACATCAGGAAGTTCGGGTTCAAGTGGAACAAGTGGTTCATCTGGCTCAAGTGGAACAAGTGGTTCATCTGGTTCAAGTGGAACAAGTGGTTCATCTGGTTCAAGT